GGTGTAATTTCAGCACCTGCTAGTGCTATTGCGCGGGCAGCTGGTGAATTAGCCTCAATTCCTCTTATAGCTCCTTTTGCTACCGCCACTCAGGTAGGAGCGTCTGCTGTAAGTAAGATTGCTAGGTTATTTGGTTTTACTAACCCTCCTAACCTAAACAATGTTGATCTGATAACACCTTCACCTTTTCCTCATTGTGCCACTACTGATATCTCAACAGGTATAGAAAAACTATCCATAGATCCTAAGAATGAATTAACAATTGATTCCAGAATTTCTGGATGTGATTTGAAAGATGAATTAAACATAGTTAATTTTGCAGGTAAAGAATCTTATTTAGGTTATTTCCGATGGACTAGTGCTGACATTCCCGAATCCTTAATTTTCAATTGTGCCGTTACTCCGAGAGTATTGGAAACTGAAGTTATAGGAGCGAGCACCCACATTTATGGAACACCTATGTGGCTTGTCTCTCGTATGTTTTCATACTGGAGAGGTGACATAGTATATCGTTTTAAAGTTATTGCATCGCAATATCATCGTGGGCGTTTACGTATTTCATGGGACCCTGACGGTTCTATTTCTTCAACAACGGAATCCACTACCGAGGTTTTTACCAAAATAGTAGATATTGCTGAAGTGAACGATTTTACAGTAAGAATTCCATACATGCAGGACACTGCATATTTACAAACGGGAACATCCACTGCTCCCCGACAGGCTTATCGTTTGGCTTCAACCATATCAGGATCTAATCCAACACCACTTACTCGAATTTCAGGATTTGAAAATGGTGTGTTGACTGTGCGTGTTTTAAATGAACAAACTTCCCCTGTAGATTCGGCAGATATTTGGGTCATGGTTTCATGCTATGCAGCAGATAATATTGAGTTTTCTCAATATTCTGAGCCTGATCCTGATTATCGCTTTTCTCCTTATGTGATACAGTCTGACACCTATTCTTATGAAGAATCCGATACAATAGATACAAATATTGCTGTTAAACCTTTACCTGAATCAAAACATATAAATTTACTTTACCAAGGTGAGCATATCACCTCATTAAGACAAGTTTTGAGAAGGTTTTCTTATGGTGCTTCAGTGCCAGTAGCCAATATAGTGAGTACTGATAATTTTGTTATGTCAATGAATCAAATCCCAAGAAGACCAATGTATCCAGGATATGATACGAATGGCTACAATGTAGCCGATTCATTATTGGTCCCTGGTACTGCTAAATGGTACAATTGGGTTAGATTTCATCCCATAGCTTTCCTCTCACAATGTTTTGTGGGAGAACGAGGAAGCATAAATATGAGATGTAATTTACACAGTGCTACCTATTGTAATAGTTTTTATGTCGAAAGAGGTGATACAACTTCTGATATTTCATCTTATGGGTTATCTAGATTTAACTATCGTGCCACATCTAATGGTGGAGCTTCCACTGGCATTAATGTGGTACTTAGAAATAGTGCAGCTTTTAGATGGAATTCACCTGGTGGATTATCACTTACTAATACTAGAACTAATACAGGTTTATCAGTTAATTTGCCTATGTATAATATATATAAATTTTTATCGACTGCCTCTTCTATAAGATCTCAAGGTTCAACTGTTGATCTTTCTAAACATGACACTGTCAGAATTTTTGCTGAATTTCAGCCAACTCAGAAAGCTGTCATAGAGGGATCTGGTTTGAACGCTGGAAATAAAATTGATGTATATTATGCAATTGGTCCTGATTATTCATTATTATTCTTTTTGAATGTACCTTCGCTGGTTAGGTACTCTAATACGCCCTCTGCTTCAGAGGGTACACCAGCATAATAGCTGTGGGGCGGCCACAGCTTCCTATAATGATCATTACTATCATTTATATGAACTCAGTAATATACGTACATTTCCTGATGCAAATGTATGTACAAAGATCGATAGAATGAAATGATTTATAGGTTGTAGCGATGTACAAGTCGTAACTTGCATTATATTATATAATAACTTTTATAGAATGTGTTTGTAGTCTTGTACATTGTACGAGATGAAATTTTTGATTCTTTAATAGTCGTCAAGTTTTACGGTTTGTACACGCGTAGGCGTCT